TGGCCGGAGATTATCCGCCCGGCCCTCGCGGACGTGAGAGGCGGCGCCCTCTTCATCGGGACACCGAAGGGGCGTAACCACTTCTTCGACCTGATCGCCAAGGCCATAGAAGAGGCCAAGGTGGCTGCGGCCGAAGGCAGAGACAAGACGTGGTCGGTGTTCAACTACAGCACCGACGACAACCCGCTGATAGACGAGCAGGAACGCGCGGACATGATCCGCGAGTACACCAACGGCTCCGAGGACCTGTACGAGCAGGAAATCGCAGCCAAGTTCATCAGCAAGACGGGACAGCTCTTCAAGCAAGACGACTTCAGGATTGCGATGGAGCTGCCCGACGTGCCTATGGATACGTTCGTGGCGGTAGACCTCGCGGGCTTCGGGCAGGACCCGGACCGCAAGAACGAAGTCCGAAAGTTAGACGAGACCGCCATTGCGGTCGTCTCCGTCGACCATCGCGGCAACTGGTACGTGCGGAGAATAGAGCACGGCCAGTGGAACGCCCGCGAGACTGCGTTCCGCATCGTGCGCGCTGCACACGACTTCCAAGCGCTCCGCATAGGCATCGAAAAGGGTGCCCTGATGAACGCGGTGCAGCCGTACATGGAAGACTATATGGCGCAGTACCGGAGATTCTTCGAGATACTGCCGCTCACCCACGGCAACAAGCACAAGTACGACCGCGTGCAGTGGGCGCTTCAAGGACGGGCACAGAAGGGGCAGATCAACCTGCTCAAGGCCGATTGGAACACCAAGTTCCTGGACCAAGCGGTCAGTTTCCCGTCTAAATACGTACATGACGACCTCGTAGACGCTGTAGCGTATATAGACCAGATGGCCGAGCCGACGTGCAATTTCGACATCGCCGACATCGAAAAGCAGACGCAATTCCGCCCCACTGACTCATACGCAGGATACTAATGGCCAACAAGGACATCGTACGCGAGGCGGAAGTCACAGGCGACGAGAAGCGGGATAACCGCAGCAAGGGCGTTCGGGGAGACTTGGTGTCCGCCATCATGGGCGACATCACTCGCTGGCGCGCTCAGCGCGACAACGACTTTCAAGCGCTGTGGGACGAATTCTACGCCAAGTGGCGCGGGTTCTGGACCTCGCAGCAGAAGAACTACAAGACTGAGCGCTCGAAGCTGATCGCTCCGCTGACGTCAATGTCGATCGACCTGACCTCGGCCGAGATCATGGAAGCCGTCCTCGGACGCGAATACTTCGTGGACCTTCCAGACAACAAGGGCGACGAAGACCCGACGGACATGGAGCAGTCTCGCGAGTTTCTGTGCGAGGACCTCAAGAACGAAGGCTTCATCGACGAGTTCGCTCAGACCGTCATAAACGGCTGCCTCTACGGCACCGGCATTATGAAGATCGAAGTCACGACCAAGAAGATCAAGAAGCCATACCGCACGCAGGACGGCCGCTTGGTAGCCTCGCAGAGCGAGAAGGTCGTGATACGCCCACGCGCTATTGATCCGGGCGCCTTCGTCCCCGACCCGGGTGCCAAGAACATTGACGAGATGAAGGGCTGCGCGCATGAGTATCTCATGCCGCTGCACACCGTCAAAGAGCGTCAGCAGACAGGCTTCTACTACCGCAATGAGACGGTAGGCACCTACAACAAGCCGCTGATGGACGTCGGCCGTGGCGATACCGAGGGCGGAAATACTCAGGACAAGGGCGACGTAGTCTTCATCACTGAGTACTACGGCAAAGTGCCCACGCGCGACTTCCTTCGAGTGATGTCGATGCAGAACGGCGTTGGCGAGCTGCCCGCCGAAGTGCTGGCCGGCGTTCCGGCCGACGACACCACGGAAGTGATCGCTACGATCGCCAACGAGGGCACGCTGCTTCGTGTGATCGAGACGCCGTGCGTAACGGGCGAGCGCCTGATTGTCGCCTACCAGCACGAGACGGTACCCAACCGCTTTTGGGGTCGCGGCGTAGCTGAGAAGGGCAAGTCGGTGCAGCGGGCGATGGACGCCGAAATGCGTGCCCGTATTGACGCTCTGGCATGGTCTAACATGCCGATGTTCGCTGGCGACTTGACTCGCATGCCGCCGAACAGCAATCTCTCGGCGTGGCCGGGTAAGTTTTGGGGATTGCGCGGCAATCCTAACGACGTCATTCGCGAGTTCAAGATTCAGGGCGTGGACCCTAACACGTTCCAGCACATTCAGGACCTAGAGCGCATGGGCCAGCAGGCCACAGGCGCTCTGGATACCCCAGGACTACGCGCTGGGGTGCGTGATGAGACGGCGACTGGCAGTGCGATCGCGGCCTCTAGTTTCATCAAACGCTCCAAGCGCACCATGTACAACATCGAGCAATTCCTGACCCTGCTAGTTCGCCGCGTCCTGTACCTCAAGATGGACTTCGAGCCGAACAAGTACAAGGCCGACTACGAGTTCAATGTGCGCGGCACCGCCGGCATGATGGCTCGCGAGATCGAAGCGCAGAACATGGTCAGCATTCTCTCGGTGATTGGGCCTGATAGTCCGGCCTCGATACCGCTACTTCGCGCCATCGTCGAGCACAGCAGCTCTCCGATCCGCTTAGAAGTGAGTCAGGCGCTCCGCGCGATGGCTGAGAAGCAGCCGACGCCGGAAGAGCAAGCCGCGCAATCTGCGATGCTGCAGCGCCCGGTACTAGAGAACCAAGAGCTGCAAGCCAAGGTCATGAAGCTCATGGCCGACGCTGGATACAAGGACGCTCAGGAAGACGATATTCGTGCCGACATTGGCCGGCAGGACGAGTCACAGGCAGCGGACAACATCCGCGCGCTGAACGACCTACGTGAGACGGACAACCAAAGCACGCAAATCAGCATTTCCGCCCGCAAGCAGCTTCTAGAAGAGGCCAAGTTCCGGCGCGGAGACGACGACCCAGCCAAGCAGCCGAAGTCGTCGAGCAAGTAGGCACTGAGAGGGAGGAAGTATGAAACAGATGACCCCGGAAGAGGCCGAATTCTTCCGAGACATGGAATCCCTGTTCTTGCAGCCGGGCTGGACTCGGCTAGTGCAGGGATGGGTTGAAGAACTTGGACGCATGCCGTCCATTGCGTTCTTCAGCGCAAAGAGTATGGACGACGTCTTGGCAGCCCGCGTACGGCACGAGACGTTGACCGAACTGGTGCAGCTCCCCGAACACATCGAGCGGCTGCGCGCAGAGGTCCTCGACGATCCGACAGCTCAGGCATATGAGTAAGCTGATCCTGTACGATTTCGAGTGTCCGCAGTGCGGCGCCATTACGGAGGATATGGTCAAGTCTGATGTCCGTCAGACCCCGTGTCCCGAGTGCGGCTCCGCCGCGAATCGCCTTATATCTACGCCACGGTTCGATCCTCGCATGGGACTTGATCCCGAGGGCAATCCTACAATGGCGGCTAGATGGGCAAAGGTACGCAAAGACAGGGCCAAACTGGAAGCACGTCACCATAAGGAACATGGTACCGACATGACCCCGGGCGCGGATACGTCCGGCTAACTGTCCTCCAGTCCCCAGTGTTCGCCAACCCGCAAGGGCCGAAAACCTAGAGGAGAGAAAGCACCGTGAGTGCATACCAACCAAGACCGATGTCTAGCATCATCGCGCCTACCGGCGCAGTCCCCGGCCAGCCGTTAACGCCCGAACCTGTGGCGCCGGCAGCGGCTCCTGATCTACCGGAGAAGTATCGCGGTAAGTCGATCACCGACGTGATCGAGATGCACCGAAACAGCGAAAGCCGTTTAGGGCAGCTCCAGAACGAAGTGGGTCAACTCCGCGGTCTCGTTTCCGATCTGGCTCAGGTCCAACGGGGTCCTGCTCCACAAGTGGCAGACAAGAGCATAGACGTTACGGGAGATGACCTCATCAGCGATCCCATAGGGACCGTGAGGAAAATCTACCAGCACGATCTCGCGGCCGAGAAAGCGAAGCTCGCCGAGGCGCAAGCCAAAGACGAACTTCGACGCGAGACTGAGCGCCTGCAGAGCGACTTCGATGTCGTAGCCCTGACGTCACAACCCGAGTTCCAGTTGTTTGCTAACCGGACGATCGGGCGACAGATGGACCTGCAGGTAGCGATCAACGGTCAAGGAATCGACCAAGTTCGTGCTGCACGGCGTTTGCTTGAAGACTTCGTTGACTTCAGCCGAACGTCGCCGTCCCCCGCGCAGGA